TATGATGATTACCTCACAATGAAAGCCCAAGTTTTAGAGTATACTGCACCTGACCTTTCTCATTATGACGAACAAATCGCAGTCATAAAATCAGAACTAGATATGATCTTAGACGAAATTACCCTAGTGGCTGATGTTGCCAAAGATTTAAAAAATGACATGAAGACTGATATTAGATCAATGTCTAATGACATACGACACATTACAGAGATTGTAAATGACGTGGAAGATAGACAAAAAGAAGATACAAGAGAGATATTTGATGAGTTGAAATTAATTGAGGATGAGTTAAAGTTAAGCGTAGATAAAGCTTTAAATAACCCTTTATCTGGTATGAGTGCAAAAACAAAATGAAACTAGATATTAAAACAGCCTTACCCTACATAGTTCTCGCAGGAACTATTGTTATGTCTTGGGGAATGTGGAGCGAACGCATTGAAGCTGTGGAAGCTAAAGCCAATAGTGTTGCAGAAATGCAACAAGATATCGCTGTTATTAAATTTCAAATTCAAACAATGCAAGAAGACATTAAAGAGATCAAGGAGTTGCTAAAGTAATGGGAATTACTAGATCTCAAATGCAACAACAAGTATCCACAGGAGGTAAAAAAATGAAAAAGAAACTAAAACCAGTTGATAAAAAGAAAAACCCAGGTTTATCTAAATTACCTAAAAAAGTGAGAAACAAAATGGGATATATGAAAAAAGGTGGTAGAGTAAAATAAATGTGTGAGGGCTGTGATAAGCTTTGCATGAAATGCGAATCAATGATGGAGCAATGTGTAAAATGTGGATGTACTTGTCACTGCGAGGAAACTTGTATGTGTGAGTGTGCAGTATGTGAACACGAGGAAAAACAAGATGGGTAAATTATGTGCGAGAGGAAAAGCGGCCGCTAAGCGAAAATTCAAAGTCTATCCCAGCGCATATGCAAATATGTACGCTAGTGCAGTTTGTAGTGGAAAAGTTACTCCGGGTGGAAAAAAGAAACCAAAGAAAAAAGCAGATGGAGGAATGATTAACAAAGTTTCTCAAGATAGAAAAATGATATCTAGTTATGGTCAAGGTGGCGTTGCTAAAGGTTGTGGTGGTGTCATGAAAGATAGAAGAAAAGTCACCAAACGTATGTAATGGAAAAGAAGGACCCTAAAAAAGGAACAGGAAAAAAACCAAAGGGTTCGGGTAGAAGATTATATACAGATGAAAATCCAAAAGACACTGTTAGTATTAAATTTGCTACTCCGACTGACGCAAGAAAAACAGTTGCGAAAGTGCGAAAAGTTAAAAAACCTTTTGCGAGAAAAATTCAAATTCTTACTGTCGGAGAACAAAGAGCAAAAGTAATGGGTAAAAGTGAAGTTGCTAATATTTTCAAAAAAGGTAAAGATAGTATAAGGAAACAACATGGCAAAAAAAGGACTTAGAGCTTGGGTAAAAGAAAATTGGGTAGACATAGCCAATAAAAAATCTGATGGTTCCTATCCTAAATGTGGCCGCAGTGGAGGAGAAAAAAGAAAAAATTATCCCAAGTGTGTCCCCATAGCAAAAGCAAGAGCCATGTCAAAAGGTCAAAAAAAATCTGCTGTTAGTAGAAAACAAAAAGCAGGTAACACAGGACCTAAGCCCTCAATGGTTAAAACAATTGTCAAGAAAAAAGCAGGCCGAAAAAATAAAAGCTGATGTAGTGAATTGGTCTAAGACAGTCTTAGAACCAATGAATAAACACATCGGTTTTCCAGCCTGTCCCTTTGCAGCTAAGTGGAGAAAAGATAAAAAAGTGCGAATTGAGGTTCGCATGGATAAATCTAAATACGAAAAACAATTAACTTCTGTTATTAAGTCTTGGAATAAAAAAGAACACGATATTATAATTTACTGTGATCCCTTTTTTGAACAATATGATCCTGAACAATTTCAAGAAAAAATAGATTTTTATAATAAAATCTATAATCGACGAGATGTTTACTTTATGGGCTTTCATCCTGAGACTCCTGCTGATCCTGATAGTGAAGCCTTCTTGTGTGATCCCACTGAGGAACCTGTAGAACACTCTGAACTAGAGTATTCCATGATGCTGATACAAAAGTTTAAACAGTTGTATGAAGCAAGTTGCAAACTTCATAAGATAGGCTATTATGAGAAATGGCCTAAGGAATACTACGAAGAAGTAGTAGCTGAAAGGCAACGTACGTACGAACAACTTTTTAAAAAGGGAGTAAAATCATGATGAAGAAAAAACAAGTAATCAAAAAAAGAGGTGGTGGCATGATGAAGAAGATGGCCATGGGTGGAGATGCAATGATGTCCCCTAGAAAAGCGATGGCTTCAGGAATGACTGCTATGAAAGCTGGCGGATCACCTAAGAAAAAACAAGTAATGAAAAAACGTGGTGGTGGCATGATGAAAAAACGTGGCGGTGGCATGGCAAAAAAGAAGTAATTGAATGGCTACCTCTGGAACAACTACTTTTAATTTAGATATTGACGACGTTATTGAAGACGCATACGAAAGATGTGGTGTTCAAACACGATCTGGTTATGATCTAAAATCAGCTCGTCGAAGTCTTAATATTTTGTTTCAAGAGTGGATGAACAGAGGTATTCATTTATGGAAAGTAGAAAATCAAACTACTAATTTGGTGGCAGGCACAACAACATATACTGCTCCTAGCGATGCCAGTGATGTTTTGGAAATGACTTTTAGACAAGTTACGAGTGGAACAACCACGGATACCACAATGACAAAAATATCTCGTTCAGAGTATCAAGCTATTCCTAATAAATTTTCTCAAGGACAACCTACTCAGTATTATGTAGAGAGAAATCTTTCTAATGTTGTTATTAATTTATATCAAACACCTAATACAACGGACACACAGATAAATTATAATTACATTGGAAGAATACAGGATGTCGGAGCTTATACAAATCAACCTGATGCACCTTTTAGGTTTTTACCTTGTATGGTGTCAGGACTAGCGTTTTATCTTTCTCAAAAGAAGAACCCTCAAATGACTCAGACTCTTAAACTTTATTATGAAGATGAATTACAAAGAGCATTAACGGAAGACGGTCAACGAGCCTCTCTACATCTGACTCCTCAAAACTATTTTATAAACGGATCATAATATGGCTACCTTTGCTACAGGTAAACATGCTTTAGCTATCTGTGATCGATGTGGTCAACAGTATAAGTTTCATCAAGTAAAAAAAGAATGGAATGGTCTAATGACTTGTCCAGAATGTTTTGAACCAAAACATCCTCAGTTGGATCCTCCACATCATAGTGCAGATGCACAGGCTCTTCCATGGACACGACCAGCGAGACAAGAACCAGTAACTGTTTTTGTTGGAGCTCCAGGAGACAGTCCTTTTACCTCTAATGGAATGCAACCTTCGACGGAAACAAGAGACTTGAATCCTGTAACATCAGTTGGTACAGTCACAATTGTAATATCATGAACTATAGCGAATTATTAACAAACGTAAGAAACTACACAGAGGTAACATCCGATGTATTATCTAATTCTGTTATCAATGTTTTTATTACTAATATTGAGAACAAAATTGCAAGACAATTAGATAGCGATGATCAAAGAAGATACGCAACCACCACCTCCACAGCTAATAATGCTTTTTTAGATGTATCAGGACCAGAGGGTGGGTTTCGTTTTGCTAGAGCTTTACAGTTAGTAAAATCAAACGATGAGCGTGTCTGGTTACAGCAAAGAGACAATACCTTTATGGATGAGTACGCTGTGGAAAGATCAACAGCAGGAGATTTTACAGGAGAGCCAAAATATTGGGGTAACTGGGATCAAAATACTTTAATTCTAGCTCCTACTCCAGATCAAGTTTACACCATTGAAATGTGGTACGACGAAACACCAGAACATTTGGATACAAGCAATTCTAGTTCAACTACTTTTGTATCGAATAATGCTCCTGAGGTATTGCTATATGGGGTTTTAGGAGAAACCTTTTCCTACTTGAAAAACCCTCAAGATATGCAATTATACGAAGCTAAGTACCAAGTAGCTCTGCAAGATTTTGCACAAGAGCAAATGGGTCGTAAACGTAGGGATGAGTATCAAAATGGTGTGTTACGCATTCCGATGAAATCGCTAACACCATAAAGGGAGTAACTAAAAATGGCAATTAACCAAGCAGTTTGTGCA